TGACTTTCACCGTAGCTCCGTCCATTCCGTCCATAAAATCATCCGTGTAATTGGTTTGCCTTCTTCCTCATCGTCTGGAAATCCAGCAGATCCAGAGCATTTTACTTTTTCCGCAAAAGATACTAGTGTCTTGTCTTCATTAATGATCCTGATCTGCAACTCATTCATTCCAACAGCAAAAAAACCTGAACTCGGGGAAAACGCAATCACATTATCAGCCAGTTCGCACAGAGCGGAATTAGGTCTGCTCATGCTTTTGTGATTTGCATAAGCCACAACTGCTGCCGTTGCCGGAATCGTAAAATCCCTGACCGTAAATTCGATTCCGATCATGTCAGTGCCTTGCGTGATTTCAATCGGAATTTTGATGGTATTTTTTAACACATACACATCCCTTTTAATTGTATTCATAGTTTATCCTTTCTACCCTGGAATCCATTTGACGATATACGCTGATGCTCCGCCTGACGATCCGCCTGATTCACTGTGCGACAATCTCAGGACATAATTCCACGGGAAATTATAATAATTCGTGCACCATATTTCTCGTCCTGTTTGGTCACCACTCTGACCTCCCGTAGCACCGCCAAGCTCATTCTGGCTCGCCTGTACTACTTGACCATTGCCGATCGACATAGCAGTGTGGCTTGCTGTGTTTAGTAAGATATCTCCTCGCTTTATTCCGCTACCATTTGACAGATTGACAAATCCTGTCACATCCTCAAATCCACACGCTAAAAATGCAGAGTACATATTTCCGGTATATGTCGCACCGGCATCCTTAACCTTGATTCCGGCTTGCTGATAGGCAGTGATCAGTAATGAGGAGCAGTCATAGTCTGGACCCCAGCGACTCCCTTGATCGTATCCGTGACTATTATCATTTGCAATTCCAATCGCCCATTGAACTGCAGACTCTACAGCTTTGGCATTTTTACCGAACTGACCGAGTAAATTAAAATAACTCCGAGCCTGTGACCGTCTGTTGGACTCAACCTCTACTCCGGCGCGTTCAAAATTTTTGAGGAATGCACTGGCGAGGTCTTCCGGCGAGGATCCTGACTTTTTAAATGCGCTCCACGACATATTGTAAGCGCTTGTTGGAATCCACTGTCCTGTCGTCTCCGACAAGGCGTCAATCCAATACAGCTGACCGTTCGGATCTGCAATATCATATCCGTTCTGGCGCGCCCAGTCCGTATAATTCGTGGCAGGAGTCCACTGCACAAGACCAAACCCACCCGAATAGTTGTTCGCTTGTAAACTCTGCCACACTCCAGGATTGACATAGGACTCACTCTGCATATTGCCAAGCAATCCAGCAATTGCATTTAGCGGCCATCCTCTTGCTGAGAGATATTTATACACTTCCAACGCATTTGCATTCATCTGCTCTTGTGATAGAGCGTAATTTCCGATGGTCCAAGCCATTAAAAGCCACCTTCTTTCGTATTTCCACCAACCAAAAATCCATTGACGTATTCGAGGTAAGTTCCGTCAGAAAAGACAGCTTTTCCGGTCTTGCCGGAATATCCTTTTCCGTCACGTTGCACCTCAAGAGATGCTCCACCGATGGTTGTTTTTCCCGAAGCCAGAAGCGATATATTGTCAAACCTTGCAGATAATTTATCTCCAATAGAGAGGAATTTTGTTCTAACAGCACCTTGCTCTGGATAGATCATAAGTCCTGTCAATCCACCGATCGCACCAGCACGGATGACAACCTCGTAAGATTCGGTCTTGAATGTTAATTTTCCATTTGAAAGGGTAGCCGTCTGACTCCCATCCGTGTTAGCACAGACATATTTGCCTTTTGCATACACACCATCCTTGTCTAATCGCACAATCTCATTTCCGTCAGCGTTAAGTACTTTCGCAACTCCATTACCATTTCCGGCACCGCCTAATTCCAACGTTCCACCTTTAATACGATCAGCAAGCATTGTTCCGGCCACAATAAAATCTGCAAAGAATCCTTGTCCTGTTCCGAATGTGCTCCACTTCCAATCTCTCCCATCAGCCGTACGCTCTGATGCAATCTCAAATCCGAGCGTGCCTAAGCACATTGCTCCAAATGTTGGGGAGTCAGGATTCAAATCCTCAAACAATACCGCACGGACCGTCTGCTTTTTTGCAATGGATGACTGTGCTCTAAGCTGCGCCTTAACTCCATTGATCGTACCTTGCACTTGCTGTCCAATAAGACTACCATCTGAGCGGATAGCCTGTTCAACTCTATTCATGATGGACGATACGTTATTTAAAAAATTGTACTGGAATTTTCCCAGGGTGACCGAAATAAGCTTATTCCTTACAGCATCCCATTCCAATTCGATGACTCTTGCATCAGATACGATTCTGAGCTTAGAGTGTTTACAGTGGACGGTATCTCCAAGTGATACAGCTTCCAACTCTTTCACGTCCTCGTACAGTTCCGTGTTCTGCAGAAGCTCCATGTCTGCTTTGATCGTAATCTTCGGCTTGTCGACACCTGCAGCATACTGTTCTTCACATTTCTTTTTGAGCGCTCCTTCGAGCTGTTCCTGCGTATCGCAAATGATTGTTCCGTTTGTCTCATCGTCCTCTGAGGCATCTGCACGCATTTTCACATCCTCAAAAGACATGACTTTGTAATGCACTGTTGGATATTTTTCAATCAGTGGCGAATCTATCCAAGGTGCGTCTCCGGCAATCATATATCCGTTGTATGACTTCGGAATGATTCTCGTAGCAACTTCCGTCATGTCGATCGTTTCGGAAAATCCGTCCTTGACGATATTCTTGCCGTAGAGGACTTGCACTCCATAATCACCACCGACATGATCATCTATCGTGATCTGATAGTTATTGTAGAGGATTTCGCCACCCCATCTATTGATAAATGAGTTCTCATCATTTCCATTGATGGCTTCAATCAGATTTTTTGTCTGATAATACGCTGTAGATAACTTTTTGATATCCGACTTTGCTGAATACATCTTGTTCGGAGCGGTCATGATGTCCAATGCATCTTGTCCATTCTTCTCGGTTGGTCTTACGTCCAATAAAAAGCAATCCTCTTTTGCATCCAAAAAGATAGGAGTAAGCTCTGCACTCACTCCTGAATCTCTTTTTTCTTTATTTTTAATACGGAACAACTGTTCGCCATTGAATGATGGCATCTTAACAACTGCATTGTCATTGATATATTTCCATCTGCCCTCATCATCAATCGGATGCTCTAATGTGGCTGTCCATTCGCCATTCAGTACCACATGAACAGAACATTCTTCCGGAAGAAGTGTCATATCTCCATTGTGATCATAATCTTTATTTTCGGCACTATAAATCTGAATCACTATAAACGCCTCCAATTCGGAATTACTTTCAGTTCAAATCCGTCCGTAATTTCGATTTTATTTCTCCCCTCAATCAAAATGAGGTTATCGTAATCACCAGTCACAGACGTATTACTAAGTGTTCCGTCTTCTCTGTATGCAAGCTTCCGTCCTGTGTCAATGGTTAGGTTTTGCCCTATATTTGCCACCATTTTTCCATCATTGACGACAAGAGTGCATTCGCCCTCGCCAGTAATCTTATAGATTGGATAGGCAATCTCATAAGGATTGTCTACCACATCACTCGCAGGCATTTCTCCGAGTCCGCTTTCGAGATACCTAAGTCCATCTTTGGTTAGGAAAGTAGCTGTAAAATTACCAACTCTTTCCGTAGTACGCTTCCCATCGTCCACTTCAACTTTCAAAATCTTGTAGTAATGCTCCGGATCACAGCCAAACCGGAGCAATCCACCTCTTTTTGACAGCCATTTTTTTGCAAGTCCGAAACGTTCATCCCATCGGTCAGAATCTCCAATAAAGTTAAAATCCACTTTGATTTCTGTGGATTCATAACCTCCCTCCAACAGAATCAGCGTTCCGTCCATGCCAGGAATATCCACTGTCTTTTCTTTTCGGACAGCTGCCGGAATGTCAGGAATATTTTTCGCATAGATTCCTAAGCTTGATGCAAGAATTCCATTGTATTCTACGTCCATCATACTCCGACAGCTCCTTTCTTCCATTTAACGCTAGAGGACAGCTTTTTGATGATGGCATCTACCAGTACATCAGCAAGCTTTTTGTCTCCGAGTGAAATGTTATTCTCAATGACAAATGTCAATTCCGACAAAGCTTCAGCAATCAACTGAGCAAGTACAGTATTATTGGACTGCATCTCATCACGGATATAAGTCTTTAGTAAGTCGATTGGAAGAACTGCCTCCGCTCCGGCTTCGCCACCGCCCATCATTCTGTCTCCGTTCATTCCGAAAATTGTCGGACTGTTCAAGATACCACCGTTCGCATACCAATCTACGGAGAATTTCGGAAATTTCGGCGGAACAAGCGACCATGATCCGCTTGCCTTGAAGTGTGGAAGCTTGATTTTCGGAAGTTTCCATTCAAAACTCATGAATCCCTTAATTTTGTCAACGACTCCCTTAATAAAATCACGGATTCCGCCAAAGACAGCATTTACGCCATCACGAAACCATTCGCATTTGTTGTAGAGAGTGACAAAAATTGCAATAAGCGCAACAACTGCTGCTATGACTATGATAATCGGATTAGCTGCAAGAACAGCGTTAAATGCTGCGAATCCTGTTTTTGCCTTGGCAATAACCGGAGCAACTTTCGTTCCGACATCGATCACGCCAGAGATTCCACCAGATACTTTGCTTATAATGCTAAATACCGGTCCGAGTGCAGCCGCCAATAATAAGCACTTCAAGATCATCTCCTGTGTTCCTGGAGACAAAGAGTTCCACGAAGCAATAATATCTTTCAGAATCGGAGTGACCATCTGTAAACATTCAGCAAGCACCGGTCCCAGTGCATTTCCGACATCAAATCCAGCATCTTTCAGCTGATTCAGTGTCAATTTAAACTGATCAGCTGGATCCAGTGTAGCTTCAAAGGTGTCATTTACGCTTCCCAGATTATCATTAAGAGATGCGCCGAGTTCGTCAAAATTCAGTTTTCCGCTTTGACAAAACTCTGCTAGTGCAGGACCAGCTTTCGCACCGAACAGCTCAACCGCAGCATTGTAAGCTTCGGAAGAACTTCCTGCGTTAACCATCGTGTCTTGAAGTTCTGACAGCGCATTTTTCATGCTTTTGCCCTCTTTCGATGCATTGACCAATGCTTTTTTGAGTCCGGCCATTACTGCGCTTGTATCAACTCCAGATGTCTCGCATTGTCCTAAAAATGTAGCAGCATCGGCAGCGGACATTCCCAATTCTTTCAGGGCTGCAGCATTCGACACCATAGATGATGCCAATGTATCCATTGAGATTCCTGTGTCCTGTCCGACCTTATTCATTGTGTCAAGGAGTGCTCCGGCATCTTCTGCGCTCAAATTAAACGCTTCAATAACCTTTTGCGTGCTGTCGATGGATGAGTTGACATCTGTTCCGTTCAGCTCGGCAAATTTGATAAACTTCGCAGACAGATTTTCAAGCTCTTCTCCCGTCAAATGGAATCGTGTATTTACTTCTCCGACTGCAATTCCGGCTGTCTCAAAGTCTGTCGGAATCGTCTTTGCAATATTCCTTGCAGAGTTCTGCATTTCTTCCAGTGCATCACCGGTGGCACCGGTCTTTTGGACGATGATATCCATTCCCTCATCAACTTGTGCCCATGCTGCCATGACTCCGGCACCAGCTGCAGTAATCGGTGCAGTGACATTCTTCGTCAAAGAGTTTCCAATCTTTCCAGTGCTGTCACTAAAGTCTTTTACTTTTTTTGAGTAATCTTCCAATGTGGCAACTCCACTTTTCAGCTTTTCGTTCACATCTTCAAGACCACTTTTATAATTGTTTAGAGATGCTTTGGCATTATCCAACTGCTGCCTTGTCTTCGAGATAGCTGCTTCGTCTCTTACTTCCGCACTTTCCTGTGCTTTCAGGATCTCCGTCAATCTATCGACTTTCTGCGTATATGTTTCTGTCTGATTCTGCAGATATTCCTGTGTCGCTCTCAGTTTTTCCGCGGACGATGTACTACTATCCCATTCAGATTTTGCAAGCTTAAAAGCTGATCTGTTCTCGTTGACTGCATTATTAACATCGGTCAATGACTTCCGGAAGTCAACCGCACCGTCAGCTTTAAACGATAGCCCTACGGTCTTTAAATCACTATTAGCCAATCAAAGCACCTCCCTTCGCTTTTTCTACTTCCATAAATACTTCCAGGCATTCGTTAAAAAAGATGGGATCAGAGTTCCAAAATTCTTCTTCGCTCATTCCCATCTTACGCGCAGCAACCATATACTCCGCCCAGTTGATATTTATCTCTTCCTCGGAGCATTCGACTTCTTCGCCTGTTCTTTTTTTTTATATTCATTGAGTCTCTTCTCGAACTCATCGAAAATGTCCTGAATACTTGATGCATCCATTGGAGTAAGCATCATGGCTTCCTCTTCGTCAACCTTTAAGCCGTTTGACCTGAGGATAATGTAGATCAGCTTGCCCGCAAGTTCCATATTTTCATCATCGGTCAGTTCGCTTTTTCCGTCAATCTTCTTGTCAATTCCGTTCATCTTCACAAGGTAAAGAGTATAGAAATTAACCTTTACTTCCAATTTTGATCCATCTGTTAATTCAATCAGCTTGGATTTCATTTAATCACGCTCCCACCGCTGTAGTAAGGTCCGCATCCGTCAGAATCGGCTTCGCAAAGAACTTATCTTCTGTAAGTCCTTCCGGTGCTGTGGACTCTGTAACTTTCGACACGATATTTCCGGCAGAATCAAACGGATAAGCTCTAACCTTGATCGTATCTGTCTGCTCGCTTGCTTTTTCCTCTGATGTAGAGATATCATCGGAATTTTCCACGAGCTTACATTTCGGATACCATTCAAAGCGAGATTTTCCATTTTTCAGCTTAACAACCTTACCATAAGCAAAGATTGGTCTTTCGCTCTTTCCACCAGCGAGGATAAGTCCGCCTGTCCCTTTTGTCTCTCCACGCATTTTGGAGATTGTATCGTCCGGAAATGCAATCACGGAGATCTCAATATCGATGCTGGACATCGGTGTATCGGAATCGTAAATCTTTCCTGATGCGTAAACATCACTGGTCTCTGAATTTTCTGTCACTTTTACGCTTTTGACAACTTCCGTCTTTTCAACATCGGCTTCATAAGTTCCGTCATAATCTCCGGCTTCTGTGGTATTTGCAAAGCAAGTGTACTGTGCGCCTACCGTCTGCTTCATAGCCGGCTTTTTTGTGTTAATAGCCATATATCCTCCTAACCAAAGATGCACTCAGTCATCTTCTTATAGTATTTTTCTTTGTTCTGTTCAAATAGTGGCTTCAGATGCGCTCTTGCAGACATCTTTCTCGTTCCATGTTCCAACATTGGCCCGTAATATTTACCCCATCCAACTTTAATATTGCTTTCGGTTCTTTCCAAGGCGAATGTATCGATGATGTGTGTGTATCCAGCTTTAGTGATTCGGCTACGAGGTCTCGGAAGTCGTAAGAGGTCGTTTGCAAATTCCTGCGCTCCTGCCTCAATTGCATCTAGTGCTTTTTCTTCCGATACTTTCTCAGCGTATTCTTTCATCATCTTCTCAAATTCGCCAAATCCGGAATCATAAAAATCTACTTCTTTGCTCATAAGCTTTCCGCATCCGTAGTGATTGAGAAATAAGAATGCCATACTCTATCTTCAATCACGTATTCGTGAGCAATAGTCGGATGGTAGCCAAGCTCATTTAACAGCTCTTTCAGTTCCATTAGCTTCGGATCACGAGGAAGTTTCGCATAAAAGCTAATCTGCCATGTGATTTCCTGTGAGTAATCATCTCCTGATGCCATCACATCTTCCCACAGCATTTCCCAGTAGTCGATGCGAGGAAAAACTTTTTCATTTTTGATACTGCTGACTCCCTCACTAACCGGACAGTCGATGTCATGTAAGAGCTTACTCAATTCTTTTTGTGTCATGCGATCACCTCACGATCATGCGCTGGTGTTTTTAAAGTCAGTTCCGACTCTCTAAATCCATCTTTTGTAGTGACGTGCGCCACATTGTAGATCTCGTGTTGTTCTCCATCAATAATACAGACACATTTACTGTTAATCTGCTTATACTGTGGAATAGCAAGTTTTAGCGTCACTTCAATGCTGTCAGCGGATAGCTTTGCTCTGGTGGTGTCATATACCGCAAGCTCACGATACCAAAAGCGCATTCCGGTATCACGGAGCTTTTCTTCCGGATAATCTTCCGACTCATCATTTTCGATGCGATACAGTTCAAATACTCCGTCAGTGTATTCAGGCAGTGCCATTTACGTCCACCTCCGTCTCCATCTGCCAAGTCAGGATCACACTTGCATAATTCTCAAAAAACTCATTTACTCGATGGTGATAAGAATAATACATATAATTCTTCATTAGCATTCGATACGTCAAATCTTTGGTGATGCCACAGCCAGGATTCAATCTCCCGACTGCATGTTCACCTTCTTTTGCAAGATTTCTCAGCTGTCTGTCATCGTAGTATGGAGGAATCTGGAACTCTTCTCTCATCTCATCAACAAGAATGGATAGTTCATTTTCGTTCATACTCTGCCCTCACTCTTACTAAACGGATGCAGTAGATGTCTGATGTACGTTAATTACATACTCTTCAAGTTTTGTGACGTCGAAGATAACTGCAACATTATCATCAACAGCTCGTCCATTCGCAAAGCAGTTCGCAATGATCAGATCCGCATTTTCCATCGCTTTTGTCTGATCATATTCTGTTACTCTCACACCCGTCGCGCCCATTGTGTAATATCCATCAATGGTAAATGCTGCTTTACCCTGCGGGCAGTTAGCATCCGGGATCTTTTCAATATCAATGAATGTTTTATTGACATATCCACCAGTAAGTGCTTCTCCAAACATGCACGGATCTACATATTCCGCTTCATCCGCCGGGTTACAAATCAGATACAGTTTGGTAACAACACGTTTTCCGTTATTTGTAAGGGTTTTTCTTACATTTGCAAGTCCCTTCGGGCTGAATTTGGTGATGTTATTTAAAACGGTCTTCGCTTTATTTGTTCCATCGTCATTTGTGGTTCCGATCTGACGGAAAATACCGATCGGCCCAGTCTTTCCATCTCCATCCAGATAACCTTTTACAAGACCATCCTGCATTGCTTCTGAAAGGATTGCCATAAAATACCGGTCTACAAATTCCATGGAAAGTTCACGGATGGCTTTCGGGATCACCAGATATGCGGACAGCATATGGAGTTCGATATTTAGTGCTGAAATAGTTCCTGATAATTCGCCCTTGATTTCATCTGTAAGATCTCCCCATACTGCTGCACCTGAATGTGATGCTACAATCCATTTCTTTACATTTGCCGGTGCCATGTTTACCAGTTTTAAAATTGGAGATGCTTTTCTTACATCATCGAGTGTGCGATCGATAATTTCTGTCGGGATGATATCAATCTGATTTGCTGTTACAGACTGCTTAATATCCTTGAATCCCTCATAAAATTTCTTTTCTTCCTGTGAGAGATTGCGGAGTCCAAGCTGTTTCTTAAATTCAGCGTCATGGCTCGCTCTTTCTGCCTCTGCCACCACCTGATTGATCAGATCTGCATGTGCTGCTTCCTCGATCATTTCGATCGACTGCATAATCGCATCCGCTTTCTGATCTGCCGGAGCGCTCTCTAACAGCTGCTTAACTTTTTCTTTTAATTCCTGTGATAAATTTTCAATCTTCATTTTATCTTTTCCTTTCTACTCAAAAAATGCACTCCATCCAGTGCTGTTTGCTGGTTCCTTTGGCTCTGCCGGAACTTCTTTCTTCTGTATAAGATTCACTACTCTTTCCGCAATGACCTCTGCGATTGCTTCATCATCCAGCTGCATTGCAATTTCTACTGGCTTTACATTTGCCGTTTTTTCAAGAATGGCACTGCGAATATTTGCAAATGCTGATTGTTTAATTCCGCCATCATCGGACTTTTCGGTTTTTGTGGCGAAGCCATATTCTACAGCTTCCTGAGCTGTGATCCACGTTTCATTGTCCATGAGATTTTTAATCTCATCTTCTGAAATCACTGCTCGACTTACATAAGCATTGACGGAAGCCTGTGTAATCTTATCAAGGTCTTCTGCTGCCTTTCTAAGCTCTGTAGCATTTCCATTCGCATATGTCCATGCATTGTGGATCATGAGCAGTGACGCTTCATTGATGATTCTTTCGTCACCTGCCATAAAAATGACTGATGCTGCAGAACAAGCGAATCCATCACAGATTGTAGTGACTTTCATACCACTATTCTTGAGCGTATTGTAAATCGCCAATCCCTCTGCAACTTCACCGCCATAGCTGTTGATATGCACATTAATTTCCTTTGCATCTAAGGACTGTAGTTCGTTCACAATTCCGCTTGCTGACACGTCACTTTCTAACCACGGCCATGATGTGATATCCCCAAAAATGTAGAGGTCCGCCACATCATTCTTAGATTCCAAAGAATAGTACTTTTTTGCGTCCATGTTCTCTTTCCTTTCTTTTAAGTTTACTGTTTAACGGACAGCTCCGAGATAGGTTGGATCACCTCCGACTATGTATGGTTGCTAGGTTTCATTCGTACTGCCCTCCTCTCCATAGTTTTTCGTCAGTGCTCTTTCCTGACTGAAATCTGTATTTAGTAATGGATAGCCGACCATTTCGCGAAGCTCGTCAAGGTTAAATCCGATTCCACGGAGCTTATCAAGGTTGACTGCACTATCAACAATGTCAACATGCTTAAATCTCGCAAGCCATACCAAGACTTTCTCGTTTTTGCTACAAAAATCGGTTTCTCCGACAATGTAAGCAGTCAGAGTATCGTTGATAACTTCAGCAATCGGTCCGACTGCATAAGTAATAAATTCATTGGTGGCATCGGATTGTTCCGTGATATTTCCATTAAATACAGCTTCAGGAATATCAAATGCATTCGCTACCTCATTGTTGATTTGCTGAGCCATCTTTGACAGTTCCTCGGCTTTGACGGAAGTGTTGATCTGCATCTGATCCACGGATACATTATCTGATTCTGTCAGAACGCTAAGTTCATCGGCTTCCAGTAAATTTTTGATTTTCGCAACATACTGATCCTTTGTCATTACTTTATCTGTTCCGTCCGCTTGCTTTTCCCGGAATGACAGCGCACTGGTGCCAAGCTTCAGCTTATATCGTGGCTGTGCCGACATACGCATCATTGCATTGATGGAATCTAGTGTCTTATCATATTGACTGACTACATTCTGCAGATACAGCTTGATTTTTGCATTGTCATACTTTAATTGTATGACTTCTGATGTCCTGAATGATTTTAAAAGAGCATAATCGTATCCGCCACAAGTAAGCGTGATATGCGAGTATGTTCTTTCCGTCAGCACATTTGTAGTGGACTCCCAGGCGGATGCTCGGTAGTATTTTCCACCAAGCGGAATGATCAAAACTTCCTGTTCCGTCAGCAGCTGCTTAACCACTTCCGTCCAGAACGCTGTTCCACATTCATGGTCATTCGGCTGTATGTTTAACCGATATTCCTGTCTTCTTTTATCTTTACTTTCCGTCTGAATCAGAATGTCAGATTTTGCAATCGCCTTTGCGATCATCAGCATGGCTTTTTCAATGGCAAGCCTTGATAGGTTCAGTTTAGCCATATCCACTGCAATGATTTCCGCCAAAGACTGCATTTCCTTATTCCGATTCTGAATAAAAAAATTAAACATATCTTTTCTCCTAAACGTATATGATCTGGACTTCCAGCTCATCCTTGCAGAACATAGCTACATCAAAAGCCATAAATCCATCATTTTTTCTTAACTTCGGTTCAATTTTACCAAAGCTCTTATTACCAAATTTATCCTCGGTCACACTTGTATTGTTCGTGTACCATCTCATGATTGCTGACTGTCCGAAGTTAATAAGCCCCTGCGAGAACATAGACTGAATAAACGGAGCTATGATTCCAGTAGCGGAGGAAATCTTTCTAATCAGCCTCACGATTCCGTGAGGATTCTTCTTGTCTTCAATAGAAATTCCCCTTTCTTCAAAGGCTTGTTTAAATAATGTGTATCTGTATGTGTCCATTGCAATTTTCTTTATGTCAAAAATTCGCATCTGTTCCATGCACCAGTCAACAACCAGATTCACATCAATTACTGGTCCCGGAACAACTTCAAAATCTTCGAATTCTGCCTGTCCAGCATTTCGCAACGGAAATTTAATGGAATCAATAAACGGAGAGTCGGCACAGATCCATGTATGTTGTCTCCATATCCACTCTCCATCATCTGTCTTGGTCAGAACGCCAGCTGATGCGAAGTCTCGCACATCCGCATAGTCAATGCCGATCACTGCTGCCTGTCCTCGCGTGTCCAATGTTATCCGTGGAATCTTTCGTTCCAGTTCTTTCATCGTCTCGCCTTCATAACATGCTCTCAGGACATTTTGCCATGTCGTTACCGTTTCTTCCTCTCTTCTTGCCGGAAGGTTCATTCTCTTTGTCAGGAACTCCGCTCGCTTAGATGGAATTTTTTTCTGTTCCAGGTAATCATGCATAATGCGGTTTGCCAGAATTGGCAGAAATTCCAGTGATGGATTTGCTTTATGCCATGCATCCGGATCGTCTGCCTCTTTCAGATCATCAATCTCACAGATAAACGGAAAATACCCCAGTGGGTTTTCTCCCGTTTCAAGAATTTCCATACACATTGCGGATATTTCATCCAGTGGACCGTCTCTGACATATCCGTCTGTCGTGATTATGAATTCCCGTGAATGCTTAACTTTACCGAATGATGATTCAAATACATTGATCTGATCATAATTTTCATACGCATGTATCTCGTTTAGCACTAGGCAACCGGTTCTTTTTCCATCCTTTGTTTTTGCATTGGATGTGTTATATTTCATTTCTGCACCAGTTACAAGGTTTGAGATCAGCTCCTTTGTGACCGAGAACTTACCTTTGAACTTAGGATTATCATGCAGCATGTCATACGCTACTTTGAACGTATCTTTTACCTGGTCCTCCGAATTCGCTACGATTTCGACATGATAATTCATCACTCCGTATAGTGGAGTCTGAAAAAAATTCACCAGCGGTATGATGAAACCATCTTTTCCATTTCCTCGTCCCTCTTTTATGAAAAACGTGGGAAAAACCGGAATATCATCCTTGTACATGAACGCAAATGCATATATGAATTTTTGAAATGGGAATAGCTTATAATAATTGCTTTCGCAATATTTAATGCAGTTCCTGTATGTTTTTTCGTCAAAAAAAACATCGTCCCGCTTCATCAACGGCTTTACGATATTTTTTAACAGTAATTTTCTTTTTTTATTTATCCAGTTCTGATGTTCTTCGGCATATTTGAGATAATAATCAATCTCTTTACAGATAACCATCTGCAAGATTCTCCGGCTCTGGTACCGGCTCTTTTAACTTCAGATCTGCCAGGATCTTCAACATAGTGGCCGTAGTTTTCTGCAAATTGACAACGCTTTCGTTCGCTTTTTCCACCGTCATTCCATTCCCGTTCACGGTCTCGTATCTCAACCCTTTGCTCTTAATATCTGCTATAAGTTTCTTTTTCAACGACCAGTAATATATATAATCATTCACTAGATCCATGTAGAATTCTGCACTCATTCCACGTAGTTCCAACTGTCTGGCCAGCGACATTTTTACGTCTTTTTGTGTCAATTTGCTCACCTCTTTTCACTCAAATCATGCCTTTTTTGCTGTTTTTATGCCAAAAAATACAGGCTTTTTACGCCTGTCTCTAAAAATTCTTTCTTATAATAAATTTCCAAAAATGCCACCCCTACCCTTTTCACGCGAGATTTCATTTTTTCTCCAGAGTCATGGCTACATCCCCGTTCTTCATTCAGCAAAAATCGCAGAGAATTGACCGGGGGTACTACCATCTCTCTTCGCTCGGAAGCTTCTTCTTTCTCGCAAACCTCTTCGGTGCTCTGCCATGTCTCAGGTTGTGACACTGCGTACATAGACTTACCAGGTTATCATCATCAAGTCCAAGTTCCGGATGTTCCTTTAGTTCCTGGATATGATGTACCTCTTCAGCTCTCCATATCTTTCTGTCTCTTCCAATCAGCTGTGTGCCAGATGCAGCTGCGTCTTTTATTCTCTTGCGGCAATCCTGACACTCGTAATGATCTCGATCTAATATCTGCATTCTCTTATGTTTCCATGCAGATGAGTTGTAAAATGCTTTTGCTTCTTTGTCTGTCATATTTTTATTTTGGCGGTTTCTGTATCTGTAATAAGGAGTTCAAAAAAGTAATAATCGCAACAAACAAATGTACTGACGTATGGATAAATTCTTTCCAGAGTAAACCGCCAAACCTCTTTCCGGAATTCATGGCAAAGAAAAAGGCAACAATCTTTCGACTGCTGCCCTGTTCATCTCTTTACCTGAATACACTATACCGCAGACCGAGTGTACCATTCTATACCATTTTGAATTTTTTTAAAGCTTCTGAATGATTTCTGTGCACCTGTGTCCATCCATATCCCGTTTCATCACAGATCCTGTTCCATCCCTCACAATCTATGTATCGTTTCGTCAGCACATCTTTTTCTTTCTCATTATCCAATTCTTCAATCCTCTCTCTGATTTCTGTGCGAATCTGGACTTTCTTTCTCCTCTGCCTGATCAGTTTTCTTTCCAGTTCATCAATCTTCGCCATATAATCCGACAGATCGGGAAGGCTGCTGCTTTTTGGCAGCCCATCTGCTGCCAGTGCTCCCGGAAGCATCCTATCCAGTTTTAAGCGTTCTAGCTCTTCCTCGATCCGCTTCTCCTGGCGTAATGCTTTGCCGTACTGTTTCAGGTATTCCTTTTTCTTCTCGTTCTCTTCTTTCACTGTTTCCATCGGTATACCCTCCCTGTCTTCCTGTCTCTTAATACTAAGATCTCGAATCCAAGCAGGCTTGCTATATCCTTTAATGCTTTATGTGCTTCCTTTACGTGATGTGGAATACGGCTTGCATCCTTAATAGCTTTGCCTGCTGTCGGATCACGATATCCTTCCTGGTTTTTATACAATGTTTCATCACCCCTTATATGTTTCCGGAATCTTCTGCCATGCTATGACCTTATACGGATTCCCTTGCTCATCATACCATCTGCCGGTAAGAGAATAATACAATGTGGTCGCTCTATCTGCACCGGCGATTGTAACAAGGAACTCTGCACCGAAATTACTCGGATCGTATGACTCTATAAATTCTCTGTGTCCCGGAAGTCTTTCTGCTACCGGAATCCATCCATTACTCATTATTCTCTACCTTTCTTCATGAAATCTTTGTAAATAATAGTGCTTCTTTGATCTTTCTGTTGTTCTGGCTTGTCATGGATATTTCCTACTACTTCAGCATCAACCATTTTTATCCAGTACCCCAGATCTTTTCTAAAATCTTTTTTCTCGTCCCAGTCTACATAAAATCCGACATGGCAAGTCGTTGTACTGTCAAAGCAACTCTGATATTCGCCAAATTTTACAGGAGCATAATAATCACCATAATGGTATTTAATAATGTCGTTCTCCCATATCTTCCTTCCCTTCTTGTCTGTAAGTCCGGTGTATTGACAGATTGTATCTGGATCAATCATGTATTCATAAGTCCCATCGTTTATGTAATCTTCACCAGAAAGAAATCCCTCTACCCATTTGCCCTCCATCCATTCATTTTCCGGTAGCGCATGGATATGCTTTGCCTTAAATAATATTTCTCTTTTCATCTGTGCTTCCGCCTTTCTTTCATGTGCTTCAGAATTTCTTTTTTTATCATCTTGGCGTATTTTGGATGATCGCATCCAAACATAATGCATCCGTTATACTTTGTGCCATTGCCCGGATCGTCATGATCTACACTCAACTTGCAATTTTCCGGACAGCACTCGCCAACATCATGTTCTTTGCAATATTCTCCCATTGCCAGTAAGAAGTCTTCGATCTTAACTTTCATCCAGTCCACCTCGCTTCACTATTTCAATTGCCATATTTATAGCGTGCTCTTCACTCATATCTCCATCCCAGCACTCATTGAGACATTCGCAATATCCGCAGTACTCACAAGCTCCATCAAGCTTTAGCTGCTCTAAGTTAGAGACAACATTCTCCACGTCAAATGCTGTCGGCTGGTTATCTACCAATTTGCAAAGTGCATTAGCTTTGTTCGGTGGATAATTGTTCAGGATTGCCATTCCTGCTATCTGTTTTTGAAATTCATCCGCATCAATCAGTCTCATCAATCTCACTCCAATCAAATTTACAACCACATTCGCCACAATAGTTGTTTCTGCTCTCTGCATCTGACATTACCTGTTTTCCACACAATGGACATTCGTAGTCGATATCTCCGTTCAGTTCGTCTAAGATGATCGGCTTTACTGGAATCTGCTTTTCCAACGCAACGAGAGCCATTCGCACAGCTGCATCATGCTTTCTTGCGCTGACAGCTGCTTTTGGAACATCTGTATGTATGTCTTTCTCCAATATATCCATAGCTTCTTTAATTTCCATCTTCAACCTCCTTATACGGTTCCGGTAACGGCATCCATGCTATTACTTCGTCCAAAATATCAACTTCTTCGTCTGTCCATTCTCTTCCATCCCAGTAGCCGATAAACGGTTGTGCAACACGTCTAGTCTGCACAATGTAGTCATCGGAATCACCGTCAATCTCTGGCTTCTTCGGAAGTCTCTCACTTACTGGAATCCAGTCGTTTTCTCTTTCTACTAATTCAAAATATTTTTCTCTATATTCAAGAGCAACGTCCAAACGATAAGAGCTATATCCAATGTGATAGCATTTATCACCCACTTCTCTATACTTATTTTCGTAATATGGCTTGTCTCCGTGCGTAGTCACTATGGTATCAATGCTGTCTACCTTTATCTTTTCCCCTGGTTTATTTCCTATCGGCTCATATGTCTTATCCATATCATTCTCCCTTTCTGTACGGCTCTGGTAGTGGCATCCAGGCATTCACAAAAAATCCATAGCTTGAATATGATTTTTCATTATCTCCTGGATAGAATGTACCACCCTCGCCATTTTCTTCGTACCTTGCGATATCTGGCATTGTGGAGTTTTTAAATGATACCAGTATGTAGCTTTCATCTTCCGGCAATCTCTCGCTTATTGGAATCCACTGAGTTTCTTTCAACGCATGTATCCCCATTTTAATGGCTTCTACCGTTTCCTCAGACCAGCCCCATTCAAGATGCTTCACTAATCTATCTATTGCTTGTTGATTATTCATCTTCAGCCTCCTCTTCTTTTGGAAATTGAAAAATAAAAGTTTCAGAAATTTGATCTCTTACCTTTCCCTCTTTTCGTCTTGTATTTTGCATAAATCTTTTCGCCTCTTCTGCCTTTATATAATTTTCTTATTGCCGATCCAAGTCCATTTTCCATATCCTCGGCAGTCTGCTCCCATGTACCTTCTGCTTCTCCCAACAGTTCAACTGAATCAGATACATAATCAATCAGCTTTTCAATCTCCAAATCTGTGAAATAAATACTCCGTCCCATTTGCTTTACCACCCCATATCATTACGGTATCCAATTGCACTTGGATTTACCATGTATGATCTTTTCAGCTCCGATTCATCCAATTGGTGTTTCAACTGGCTTACTTTTTTCTTTAGTGCCCGGTTTTCTTTTAATACTGCCATGAGTTTGCAGCTATCTTTCTGATCACATTTCGTATCTTCTGAATAGTTTTCACACATCAGGCATACTTCTTTTTCAGTCATTGTTACCCCTTCCTGCGCCACGATTCCACGCCTTCCATTCCTTCTTTACTTGTCAACTGCTGCCACTCCCAGTTTATATAGCTCCTCACAATCCCTTTCTGATTCCTGACCTGCACATGGTGCGGATAGATTCCAAGAATCGTGACTTTTTCCGTGGCGAGTCTGGTTTTACCTCCCTTCTGGGAGATCCTGCGCCTTAACTGTACTTTGTCTCCAACTTTCATTTTTTTGTTCCTTTCCGTCTTACCTTGCGCATTTTCTTGCTTACCGAGTATATGAACGCCCGCATATTGCCGGGTTTAGTCGTCTTCCTCTTCGTCTTTCTCACCCTCCCGGTTCTCTAAAATGATTCCATTTGCATTTATGTCTCCGTCCGCTTTTACCATAATGTACCTTTCTCCGTTAATCATCTCTAAGGTAACAAGATTCGTTCTGTCTGCGCTTACTGTTACATGTGCATCCATAAGACCAATCTCAAATGTCTTCGTGCTCACTGTGTTGTCCGCATCGATTTCAGCCGCGTCACAGTCTTTTGTTTTTTCTGCTGCCAGTTCCGGATCTATCCCGATGCTTTTTAATACGTTTTCCAGCTCCGCGCCTTTTAATATCCGGTTGTTGGATTCTGCTTTTATTTCACGGATTCTTCCAAGGTAATGATAAATATCTTTCGCCTGTTCCAGGCTTACTTTTCCGTCTGCTGCATTTAACCCTTCCCTAAAAGCTTCTTTCTGCTCTTTTGGTGTGGATGGCATCCCGCATCGGAGTGTCTGCGTGATCAGGCCTGCGTCCGGTTTATCCGGAACTTTGCTGTAGTACCAGATATGTTCCGGATCTTCGTGGCGGTCTGTAAATGCCGGATATAAAAATCCTTGTGTCGGCATACTTACTACCCAGTCTCTTGTACGTTCCTGAATATCTGCCAGTTCTGGTTTATAAGATAATCCTGCTGCCGATAAGCTTACCGGGCAGATACATCCGATCATGTACTCATAAACCTCTTCACTTTCATCCAGATTCGCTCCGTCCGTGGCAATTCCTGGAATGTCGTAGATTCCACTGGCAATTAGAATCAAAGAATACTCTTTATTCAATATGCCAATAGACTCTGCAATCTCTTCCAGGAAGATCTGGCGTACATCATTGTCTTCTAACCCTGTTTTTACAATCGTGTTCAGATGCTGCTTTCTTGTTTTCTCCTTAAAATCCAGCTGAAACATATTTCTTCCAGGCTTTCCAGATAAAACTTTTTTTAAGATATCCAAGTATTTGAATGTTTCCGTCTCTTCGAGGTTTAAAAAGTTTTTGACAAATTCCAGCCTGCAGTTCCGGTCATTATCTACGATATATCCGGTTATCCTTGTGATATTGTACCTGTCTATTGTTAGAGTTCTTTTGATCTCCAGTAACTCTTTCTTCATGTCGCTCCTTTCTGGCTGCCGCACCGGGCAGCCATGCACTCTGCGAAATTGTGATATATTAACTTCCTGTGGTGCCTATAAATAATTCTTTCCGGCGTTTTTCATCCATTCTTCCCTTGTATGGGTTCTTTCGTAAACCTCCTGGGCTTTCGCCATCAGGATCCGTGCGTTCTTGGCATTGTTATGGACTGCTGCCGGTCCGTTTCGGTGATGTTCCAGGCAGAGATTTACTTTTAACCCTTCCGCCTCTGCAAATGCATGGGTGTTACCAAACAAAACATGATGCTCTTCCAGATATGGCTTGTATGTAAAATCTCCATCCAGTAACATGCACAGGTAGCACCGGCGGTCGCCTTTTGGCTGCATAATGCTTTTTTTGTGCTTCTTACGTTTCTTTTTGATTGGTTTCGGAAACATCATATTCATCGATCAACACCTCCCCGTTTTGATCTACTTTTTCGTTTAAATACAGATACCATTCCTGTGAACTGTGTACTTTTTGGGTTGTCTCTGCAAGGTACAGAGCCGCATGATACAAGGGAAGTGTCTGGAGATATTCCCGGCGGGTTAATTTGATTTTGGGAAATGTGGCCAGATATTCTTCTACGGTTATATTTTTCGGGCAGGCATCCGGTTTCCAGTCTTCTACACTTAACTGCTCCATCTTAGGACTCCTTTTTGTATAGCTCATGGTTTCCGTAAACCAAATCCGCCTCTTCTCTTTCATAACTCCAGCCATAACGCATTAAGATTTTGAAGCATTCCTGGTATCTCTTTCCGGCATCCTCTTTGTATTCTCCGGAATACCCTACCAAATCCCCGATATAATCATCCATCATACCGTTCATTGCAATCAGTAGTAAAACCTGTGTATCCAGTGTTTGTATTTTTTCTTCTGCTTCTTCCTTTTCTTTCTCATCCGCATCATACAGGCTTTTCCCGGTAAAAAATTTTAGAACCATTCCATTTCCTAACCAACAGGACTTCTCCATCATGTTCCGGATCATCTTTTCAATGATTTTCTGGCGTTCCTCGTCTTTTAGCAGTTCGATTTTTCCGTCCGCTATTGTCCGGATGAATTCTTTTTTTCTTTCATTCATTTTTTTCTGTAAAGCTTTTAACTGCTTTATCTTTTTTCTCTGCCTGTCCCATTCTGTTTCAACCTTTTCTGATTTCGGGAGTTTTTCCACTACATCAATCCCATTCCAACCATCCAGATAATACAGTTCTTTTCCGCGGATATTGATTCTCTTTGGTGGTTCTTTCTCCAGATTGAACGTTTTTACCTCTTTTAGTTCTGCCGTATACTTCTTTTTCTCAATCTCCTTTGGTGCTTTCTTGATTCCTGCTGCCTTCAAGAGCTCGATTATAATCTTCTTATTCTTCTCCTTCTCCCTGTTTTTAATCTCTGCTTCTACTTTCCACTGAATCTGTCTGGAGTCTGTTGCATCTTTTAAGATTCGGTTTCTGGTTTCAACATCCTCGATTCTCGACAGCTGGGCAAGGTCTTTTAGATTTAGCTGATATACCCCGTTCTCATCCGTCTTTTCCTTCACCAGATCCCGGTCAAGCTTCGCGATCTCCAACCTCCGGTGGACGGTTGTCCTGGAGAATCCGGTCTTTTCTGCAATCTGTTCTTCCGTATCTCCAAGATCTAACATCATCTGGAAGCCCTCTGCCTGCTCCAGGACCGTCAGATCGATGCGCTGCATATTCTCTTCCAGCATGGTTCCGACCTGGTCTTTGTAGCTCATGTCCTGCACGATCCGGCACGGATACATAGTTACGCCTGCCATTTTTCCGGCAGCGAACCGGCGGTGCCCGATTATCAGCGTGTATCCTTCTTCATGGTGTGCCCGGTTTTCATCCCAGTGCCCTGGAACGACCGTAAGGTTCTGCATAATTCCTTTCTTCTTGATTGACTCACTCAGCTCCGTCAGATCACCCAGGTCTTTTCGTGGGTTATCCGGATGCTGGTGAATCAGCTTGGCGTTGATATTCGTGATTCCACTGGTTGTCATTTCAAATTCCTCTCTTTCTCGGTGTTTTCAAGGTTTTCTCCTGTTTTTATCTCATTTTGGACTGTAGTCTATCGGAATACCGTGTAGACTCAGAAAATTCAAGAGTTACACGGTGTTTTTGTGTCTGCTCATACAGTTCCTGCCAGAGCTCTTTGTTCTTGATCTCTTTTCCATGTGGTCTGCGCCACTCTTCCCGTTTCCATTTGTCCATATTTCCTTCGTTTATGGTAGTGACCAGGAACTGATCCGGCGTGTAGACAGTCACTTCACACGGTCGAAGCATTCTCAGACCGACAAGGATAGCGATCATGCTCATTCTGTGGTAGGTCGTGTTCTGTTCGGTCTCGATCTGTGCTTTCACTGCCGGTCCTTTCTTAGTCTCGCACTCCACCAGAGCGATACACTTTCCGTTTTTTGCTGTTGGTCCCCGGAAGTTTACCTCTGTGTATAGTTCTATCTTCATCTTCTCTCCTTATCCGGATCATTTCGTAGTGTCTGTACGGGAATCCGGTTGCTTTGTTGATCCCTTCGTAAAAAGAATCCTTGACTATGTAATATCCCTTTGGTGGTTTCGGTTCTTTCGGCCACCGGTATAAAATCTTTGTTTTGGGTTCTGGAAGCGGCATGTTTCGAGACGTAGAAAAATTGGCTTCTGCAATCTCATGATCCAGCACGCCCTCATCCACGTATTTTTTCTGGGTTTTCTCGTTTTTGGTAACATATTGTGCCAGCTTCCGGAACTCACCTTTTTCGTAGAGTAACTGCTTGTTTCGGACTTTCCCATGCCTCCATGCTGCAGCTATGATCAGATCAGTGTCCGGAATTCGGTTCAGAACTACATGGACGTGCCAGTTACCGGACGGGGTACATTCAATATTGCGGATCCAGCGGAGCTCCTGTCCTCTTTTCTTGTATTCCTTCTTGCAGAACAGGTAAAACTCTTTGAAATCCTGCTTTGCCTGCTTCATGTCCGGCGGACGTTCTTCTTTCGGATATGTGAGTGTGAAAAAGTAATCATTTACTTTGAAATACATCCGGAGTCTGTGTCTGGCTTTCCTCTCCCTGGTCCACTGGTTGACCTGCTCCACTTCCTCCGGTGTGGCTTTCTTCTTTTTGGCTCTCTTCTCTCCCGGTGCTCCATATCTTCCATCCAGATATTCCTGTCTCTCTATTACGTTTCCCAAATCGTATGTCACTCGTCTGATTCTCATAGCGCGTCCTCATAACTTTAATAGTCTTATCAAGTTATTAAAAAGGGCAGTCGCCCTGTAAATACTTGACTTTCCAGCCGCTAAAAGGTACACTATAAGTGCTTAGATTATTCGTGTACCTTTATGGTTGCGGCGCTTGCGATATTTCTTTTCGCAAGCGTTTTTTATTCTTCTTTTAAGTACGAAAAATTCATTTTCAGGAATACCATCAGAGCTTCCGCATCATCCGGTGCTTCAATATCTTCTCCGACTGCAATTGCAAATACAATATCCCCTAAGATTGGCCATCCGTGCCTGTCTGCATCATAAAAATAGCTTCCAAGGCGGTTGACTTCTTTCTGCTTCATTATTCCGTCCTCATCGACTAGCAGGATCATAGGCATCTTAAATGTCTCATATAAGGTTTTCGTGCTTACGATTTCAAAATGTCCGCCTACTGCTTTCTGCAGATCACGGAAATCATCAAAGTTTACATCAATTACTGAAATAATGTTATCCGGTGTTACTTTTACTGTTTTCACTGCTTGTCCTCCTTTATCCTTGCACTTTTATTGTCTTTACACCTTTATCATCCAGGCAATCTGCAAAATTCTTTAGATATGCAATCGCCATTCGTTTGTGGTAATCCGCAGTCTTGTCTACTCTTTTCAGAGATTCAAGTGTTTCGATCATCTTGTCAATTTCTCCCACTCGGATGCTCTTACGCTGCTTCTCTTCCGGCATGCTCCCTCGCCTCCCTTATTTTCCTTTTCCGGTACTGCCATTCCCGTATCCGGAAATATTCCAGTGCAAATGCTCCAGTAGTAAGTGTTGTGATTCCAAGTGCTGCATATAAGTAAAACAGCTCCTGACTTTTCACTGAGCACGCACCAGCCATCATCAAGATTCCGGTAATGCTTGCCGTTACGCTAAGTGTCTTTGCGATCTTATAAAACATTTTTTCATCCCTCCTTTGCTTGTCCAACTGGTACCGCTTACGCGGTTTTTTCCTGCTGGTATCCAAAATGCTCTACAAACTTTCTGGTCATTTCCATGACTGCCTTTTGCTTTTCCTCCGGCATCATGGTTGCCATGTCAATTTCTTTTCCATCAATTTCTGCAATAAAAATATGTTGCAAATCCACCACCTCTCTTTTAGATTATGCGATGCTGGTTGTACTTGTTGATTTACCCCACTGTTCTCTGCTATAATTTTCCTATCAAATGATGAAAGGAATGATTTTAATGAAAGCCTCAGTCCATGCACTCAATTTAAACCACTATGAGTCTGAATCTTGTGTGAAAATTTCTTTAGAACTCCCTGCAAAATGCCCTTGTTGCGGAGCTGCTTATTCTCGTCAACCCGAACACGTTAACTATTTTCAAGAATCCCCAGGGATTATGACAGCATACGCAACTTATTTTTGTCCTGCTTGTGAAACTTGTTTTTTCGAGGTTTACCTAATTCAAGATGATTCTCCTGATTTGCTTGGATTTCCAATCACTCAGTATCCAGCTCCTTCTGAAGCCACATCATTTTCACAAGAACTTTCTACACTGACACCCAAATTTGTAGAAATCTATCATCAAGCTGAAAAGGCTGAAGCTTTAGGTTTAACGGAGCTTTGCGGAATCGGTTATCGAAAAGCTCTGGAATTTCTTGTAAAGGACTATGCCATATCCAATCATCCAGAGTCCAAAGAACAAATAGAATCCTTTTTGCTCGGCAAATGTATAGCTGATTTTATTGATAACGAAAAAATCAAAACGCTTGCCAAAGCTTCTGCCTGGCTCGGTAACGATGAAACCCATTACATACGTAAACATCAAAATTACAATGTTCAAGATCTAAAACGCTTTATTAAAGCAACTGTTGCTTATATTGATTCCGAACTTAGCTTTACTGAGGCTTTTGCTTTTTTGAATAATTCTCAATGATATTTTTTAATCGATTCGACTCCCATTCAATTTGATCAAGTAACAGCTGTTGATCATTGTCTCTCTCAGCTAAGAAATTTCCATCCATATCCCAGTACTGTGTTATTTCACGTACTGGGTCTTTTTCTATTCCAAGACCTTTCTTTGCTTTTACTTCAATCACATTGATTACTCTTACCTCTGTTGGACCACTTAGACGTTCCATCCCATCACCTCACTCTCTGATTTTCCGCACAAAGCGCATATCCTTTTACAATTCCAATGACTTCACCTTGCAATTTCTGTTCCCTGTTTCTCCAGATCTGCTCTGGCTTTCAGGATGTCCATATTACTTTTGGCAATCACAAACCCTTGTGGATCATGCAGCACAAGATATTTCGCTGCTTCTGTCATTTCAGTTATTTCTTTTTTCTCCTGTTCGTTCATTCTTTTCATCACCCCTTTCTTTCCTGTTGCCCTTTCCATCAGATTCTCCTATACTTTTCTTACAAGCTCCTTCCAGAGCCGAGTATATAAAAGAAAGGAGTTTTTGTTTTGAAACCAATTACAGATTCAAATTTTCTAAGTAAGGATTCGTTGAAAATGCTGAAGCATTTTTCCAAAGTTACTTCAATTACTTCACCCGAATCCAATGAACTTTCAGAAGCTTGTGTATCTCAGTTAATCGCCGCCGGTTTTATCGATCGTTCTTCACAAACATTGAATATTGATACAATGTTTTCCGAATATACCTACACCATTACCGAAAGCGGAAAAGGGTATATTAATCATCTAAAGAGTGAGTCTCGCAAACTGTGGATACCTTACGCCATTACAACCCTCATTTCGGTTTTATCTCTTATGAAATCTTATGGACACGGAATCGATGATATTATCCTTTGGTGTATGCAGCGATTAACGCAATAATTGAAATAATCACAGGGAGCCACGGGTGTCGTTCTGGAAATGGCACCCACTTTTCTTTTTTTCTCATCTTTCCTCACCTCACCTTCATTGTTCCGTTTGCGTATATAATATCACGCATCCAGAACTTAGTCAACTTCTTTTTGTTCTGTTTGCGAACTTTTCTATTTACTTACAATCTTCTGTGTGTTATAATGCGTCATAGAAAGGGGTGAACAGAAAATGAACGAACGATTAAAACAGCTTCGCCTTTCATTAAATTTGAATCAAGAAGAATTTGGGAAATGGCTTGGAATTTCTAAATCCGGTGTTTCCGATATAGAATCTGGGCGACGAAAAGTTACAGATCAACACATCATAATGCTGTCCAGTCACAACATCAGCGAAAAATGGCTTCGTACCGGCGAGGGTGAAATGTTTGTACCTAGATCGGTTAAAGACGAGATTGGTTATTTCGTGGAAGATCTTCTCGACTACGATGGAGAAGGGAATCCATTTTATGATATGATCATAGAAATGATGAAAGATTATCATGATCTTGACGAGAAATCAAAGAAAGTAATTCGTGATTATTTCAAAAAGGTTTCTGATGGCATGAAAAAAGAGAAGGACTAAAGCCTTCCCTGTTTTTCCAGATATCTGTATAAGATGGCATAGAGTTGCCGGATGATCTTATAATCAGATTCATTTAATTTTGATAATAGGATTTTGAGATCTTTCATATGTAACTCCTCCAGAATTCTCGAACGTATGTTTGTAATTATATTACATCTTGAATTAAATATTTTCAAGAGTTTTACGAACATTTGTTCTTGTTTATATTGTTTCTTACTATATTAACAATCCAAAACTGGAGAAGTAACGCGATTTTTAAATTTGTCCGAGAACTCGGACACTTATTTGTACGGAGAGTCATATAGATCAGATATTTTGACTTTCAGTCCTGCTGCCAACTGCTCCAATGTGTCCAACCGCGGTGATTTTCCATTCATAATATCATTTATGGTGGATTTTGGGACTTTGGTCATCTGTTCTACTTGACGTACCGTTAGATTTCTTTTGTGCATGATTTTAGATAATAGGATTTCCATGCAGTTATTATCTGCTGAATTTTAAAAAACTATGTACGATGAATATAACCGCATATGCGATTATATAAAATACTTTACAAGGGGGTAATTTTTATGAGAAAAGAAAGTAAAGTACTAAGGAGGCGCGGCTTATGGGATTAAGATTTAGAAAGAGTATTAAAGTAGCTCCCGGAGTAAAAGTCAACCTCAACAAAAAGAGTACCAGCGTTACTTTCGGTGGCAAAGGAGTTCACAAAACAATAAGTTCAACCGGTAAGAAGACCTCTTCCGTTGGAATTCCGGGAACTGGAATGTATTACACATCTTCGTCTGGTGGCAGATCTAATAAACATTCCAGTGCAAAGCAACTGCATGAATCCAATAATAATATCGGTGAAAATATTCCGCAGCAAGCTTCTGCGCCAAACGCTTCATTAGAGAAGTTTTCAACAGATTCATTACAGCACTATAAGACAATATTTTTAGTTCTTTCTATTATTGCTTATCTTCTTACTGTAATGTGTTTCTTTAATAGTAGCTTTTTATTTGGATTTTTCCTTTTATTAGTTGGTCTCTTTTTTACCAGAACATACAAAACATATTCCGGTGAAATTTCAAACCGTTTGAATCTTTTTAGCTCTAACGACGGATCCGGGAATGTTTCCTCTGGTAATTCTTCTGGAGCAAAATATAAATCGCCCAAAAAGAAAGGCTGCGGTTGTTTAACTGGAATTATTATATTTATCCTTATCATCGGGCTTGCCGGATCATGCTCTGATTCTGATAAAGAAGACACTTCCAAGAATAATACTGCGTCCAAAAAAGTTACTGCAGTTGAATCAATTACTCTTTCTGCTGATACATCCACTGTTTATGATATCAATACAGAAATCCCTATTGATATGGCAGTTAATCCAGCAGACGGAAACATCGATAAATTAAGCTGCGAAAGTTCTGGTGGTGTATTTACAAACCAAGATGGAAAACTTACTTTCTCTGCCGATTCAGCCGGCACTTATGATCTTTCTGTTTCCTGCGGTAATGTTAAAAGCAATTCTTTGACCATCAGCATTGAAGACAAAGCCGCTATTGCTGCAGCCGAAGCTCAAAAGCAGGCTGAAGAAGCTGCCGCGCAGCAATCAGAACAAGAACAAATTGTAAATGACCAACCAGTAGCACAGCAACCGCAAACTTCTTCTTATGTCGTTAATACAAGTACCGGTAAATTTCATATTCCTTCTTGCAGAGATGTCAACAAAATCAAGCAAGAGAATTACTGGGCTTACGAAGGAACACGAGATGATCTGATAGCTCAAGGATATTCACCTTGCGGACATTGTAATCCGTAA